TTTCAGTTTGTAGAGAAACACGGAAAGGTATTGCATGAAATGATCAAAGGTATGGCAGACAAAAACAGAAAAGTTTTTTATGTGTCTGGTGAAGTAGACGCCCATGATCGTGAACAAATACGAGGGATAGTAGAAAAAGAAAATGACGCAATTATTGTTGCCTCTCTTGGCACTTTTAGCACTGGCATCAACATTCGCAACTTGCATAATATTGTATTTGCGACTCCGTCCAAATCTCAAGTCAAAGTTCTCCAATCGATTGGTCGTGGCCTTCGTCAGTCTGATGACGGTCGTACTACTCGACTTTTTGATATTGCTGACGATCTCCATGTCAATTCTCATAAGAACTTTACACTGAAACATAGCGGAGAAAGGATTAAGATATATACTAAAGAGGGATTCCGATACAAGGTGTATCCCATAAATCTAAAGCCGGTAAGGGTAGAGAATGACGAATCCGAATTCTTCGATTAAACACCTGAAGCTAATAACAGGTGAAGAGTTGATCTGTAATCTTTTAGAAGAGTCTGCAGATCATTTAGTTGTAAATAATGCATTAAGTCTAATGGAGAAAACATTAGATGATGGCACTAAGTTTTATGCGTTTAAAACATATATGGTATACCAAGATACTCCACAAAATGTGATTATGGTGTTTACCGATAAAATTGTTTCTCTCGCTTTGCCGACTCAAGATATGATCAATCAGTATGGTAATGCGATTAGGGAAATGGAGATGTTCACTAGTAAGTCCGAGTTAGAGGAACAGATACAAGAAGATCTTTCGTTAGAAGAATTTCTTCGTGATATGGATCAAGAAGATTTTGATTCTGATACTTCTGGTATGTCCGTTCACTAGGTATACTATTCTCCCCTCTTGTTAAGAGTGATTATATACTAAAAAACTTCATCCGTCAAGGCTTTTTTTAAATATTATGAAAATAGGTTTTACTTGTTCTACTTTTGATCTGTTACACGCAGGTCATGTTCAGCTCCTTCGACATGCGAAGGATCAATGCGACTACTTGATCGTGGGTCTACAAACAGACCCTACCATCGATCGCCCCGACACTAAGAACAAACCCATACAGACTTTGGTTGAGAGATACACTCAGCTGAAGGCGGTTCGTTATGTCGATGAGATCATCCCTTATGAGACGGAGAAAGATCTTGAGGATATTTTGTCTCTATATAATTTGGATATCCAGATACTGGGTGAGGAGTATCGCGAGAAGGATTTCACGGGTAAGGACATCGGACGTAAACGCGGCATAGAGTTCTATTTTAATGAACGTTCGCATCGTTTCGCGTCAAGTGAATTGCGTCAAAGAGTCGCTAATAATTCCGTTGAATTGGATTGACAAACAAGTCAAAATAGAGTATAATATGATCTTAACTAATTGAGTTGTACATTATGAAACCTAAAGAAAAACCACATTACGTCAATAACAGAGAGTTCTCCGAAGCAGTAGTTGAATACTGTACAGAAGCGCAGAAATCTAAGTCAGCGGGCGAGCGATTGCCTGTTGTCCCTGATTATATCGCTTCCTGTTTTCTAAAGATCGCAGAGGGTCTCTCCCATAAAGCAAACTTTGTCCGTTATACCTATCGCGAAGAGATGGTCATGGACGCGGTGGAGAATTGTCTCAAAGCGATTGAGAACTATAATATAGAAGCTGCCACTCGATCAGGTAAACCAAACGCATTCGCCTACTTTACGCAGATATCTTGGTATGCTTTCCTACGACGTATCCAGAAAGAAAAGAAACAACAAGACATCAAGATGAAGTTTATCTCTGAAGCGGACGTGAGTGAATTCTTAGATGACGATGACGCAAGTTCTTTTCATAATCGCACATCACCTTTCGTTGACACCCTCCGTATGCGCATCGATGCCGTGAAGAACGCAGACGATGAATTCAAAGAGTACGCGAAGGAAGAGAAGAAACGAAAACGCAGAGCAGTGCATGTCGATTCCGATCTATCAGATTATTTAGAATAGCTTGACAAAACAATATAATCGTAGTATAATTACTGTCGTATAAGTTGAGTTGAGCACGTATGAAAATCGCAATCCTAAACGATACCCACTGCGGGTGTCGTAATTCTTCTGATATTTTTATGCAGTATCAAGAACGCTTCTATAGTGAGGTGTTCTTCCCCTATTTGTTAGAGAATAACATCACACAGATATTGCACCTTGGCGATTACTATGATAACCGCAAGACAATCAATCTCAAAGCGTTGAATCATAATCGCCAGATATTCTTAGATAAACTCCGTGAGTACAATATCCACATGGATATCATTCCTGGGAATCACGACGTTTATTTTAAAAACACTATTGAACTGAACTCCCTTAAAGAGTTGATGGGGCATTATATTAACGAAGTGGATATCCTCATGGATCCGATTGTTCGTGAGTATGGTTCTGTAAAGTTTGGCCTCGTGCCTTGGATCTGCCCTGAGAATGAGTCAGAAGTAACGGCTTTCTTGAACAATTGCGGCGCAGATGTTCTTGCTGGTCACTTTGAACTCGCAGGGTTTGAGATGGACAAAGGCATTGTCTGTAAAGACGGTATGGACGCTCAGCCTCTACAGAGATTCGAGACAGTACTTTCTGGTCATTTCCATACTAAGTCTACGCAGGGCAACATACACTATCTCGGCGCGCAGATGGAGTTCTTCTGGAACGACGCACACGACCCCAAGTACTTTCACATTTATGACACAGAGACTCGTGAGTTGACACCAGTTCAAAATTACGTTACAATATTCCATAAGATCCATTACGATGAAAATAAGATAAATCATTTCGAAGACCTGAGTTATCTTGATAACAAGTTCGTCAAATTGATCGTGGTAAACCGTTCTGACATCAAAAAGTTTGAGCGGTATGTTGAGCGCATTCAACGACAGAAGATCTACGAACTGAAGATCGCAGAAGACTTCAAAGAGTTTCGTGGTGAGAATGTCAATGACGCACAGGTAAGTGTTGAAGATACGCAGACTTTGATTTACAACTATATCCAAGAAGTGGAGACTGACCTAGACAAAGATCGAATCAAGGGTCTAGTTTCCGAACTTATGATTGAAGCACAAAGTGTAGAGATTGCATGATTAGATTTGAAAAACTCCGTTGGAAGAACTTTCTTTCGACGGGTAACTACTTTAATGAAATAGATTTTTTAGAAACACCTACCAATTTAGTTGTGGGTGAGAACGGCGCGGGTAAGTCCACTATGTTGGACGCACTGTCTTTCTCTTTGTTCGGTAAAGCACACCGAAACATTAATAAGCCTCAACTAATAAACACCATCAACAACAAAGACTGCCTCTGTGAGGTATACTTTACTGTCAATGGTGTTCGTTATAAAATTGTGCGTGGTTTGAAGCCCGCTAAGTTTGAGATCTGGAAAGATGGTACTATGATCAACCAGAGTTCGCACGCACGTGAATACCAAGAGATTCTTGAGAAGAACGTCCTACAGATGTCTCACAAGAGTTTCCACCAAATTGTTGTTCTCGGCTCGTCGTCTTTTATCCCGTTCATGCAACTCAACTCAACTTCTCGGCGTGACGTGATCGAAGACCTTCTTGATATTAACATATTTTCCAAAATGAATGTGATACTCAAGGAGAAAATCTCTCTCCTCAAAGGCGAGCTGGAGAACAACAACCATTCTATTGAGATGGTCAAGACTCGCATATCTTCTCAAAAGAAGTATATTCGCGACCTGAGTGCCATCAACACTGCACACCGTAAAGAGAAGGAAGCGGAGATCGAGTCTCTAAATTCTGACATTGCAACCTTCAATGAAGTGAACGCAGAACTCTCTGAAGATGTCAATAACTCGTTACCTGCAGTACAGACTGAGCTGGGTAAAATCCGAGCAAATAAACAAAAGTTAGAAAAATATCGAACACAGTTTGACACTCAAGTAAAGTCTGTCGTCAAAGAGGCAAAGTTCTTTGATGATAACGAGGTGTGTCCTACATGCGACCAAGACATCGGTGATGAACTGCGCAATAGTAAAAAGTCTGCTGCGAACGAACGTGCACGTGAACTCCAGAAACTTATGTCGCAAGCAGACGAACAGTTACAAGAGTATAATGAAATGCTCGAAAAACTAGAGTCTGAGATGTCTGACCTTATGCATAAACAGAACCTCATGAACAACAACATGCAGATGGTCTCTAGGTTGACTCAGAACATTCAAAAGATCCAATCAGACCTACTAGAGATGTCCGAGAACACTGGTGACATGGCGCAAGCGAACGAAGAACTAAACGCCTTGGATGAAGAAATGCATGGTCTGAACGATAAGAAATATTCTTTCAATGAGTTGTCTTCGTACAACCGTGTCGCGTCTGAGTTGCTGAAAGACTCTGGAATAAAGACGAAGATAATCAAGCAATATATACCCGTGATCAATGAGTTGACCAACAAGTACTTGCAGACGCTAGACTTCTTCGTCCACTTTGAGTTAGATGAAAGTTTCAAAGAAACGATTCGGTCACGGTATCGCGATACATTCTCCTACGACTCATTCTCCGAGGGTGAGAAACAACGTATTGACTTATCGCTATTATTTACTTGGCGCCATATTGCTAAGATGAAGAATTCGGTATCGACTAATCTGTTGATACTTGATGAGACGTTCGACTCTTCGTTGGACGGTGAGGGTGTTGATAACCTTATGAAGATTATCGACACATTGAAAGAGGACACTAATGTATTCGTGATCTCTCACAAGACTGAGCTTGAGGATGCGCACTTCGAACGTAAGTTGTCATTCGTCAAAGATAAAAACTTTAGTCGAATGCGAGAAATTACTTGACAGAAGTGAAAAAATATTATATAATGTGTAACATATCAACTGAGGAATCAATCAATGGAACTATCTAGTCGCACGGTCGAGATCTTGCGTAACTTCTCGACTATCAACCCAAACATTGTAGTCAATGGCGGTAACGTCCTGAAGACTATGTCAATCGCAAAGAATATCGTATCTCGTGCAGAAGTTGATGAGAACTTCCCCAGCACATTCGGTATCTATGACCTTTCAGAGTTTTTGTCAGTCTTGTCTCTCGTGGACAACCCATCAATTGAGTTTGATGAGAGTTATTGTACTGTCTCAGACGGCAGTGGTCTGTCATCAGTCAAGTATTTCTACTCCGACCCTGATATGTTAGCTGCGCCTAAAAAAGACATTATCATGCCTGAGTGTGAAGTCAAGTTTGTGTTGACTAACGAGACATTGGCGAAGATCAAGAAAGCGTCTGCCGCGCTCGGTTACGACACTATCTCTATTCGACCTTCTGGTAACGGCAGCGTAGAAATCCGCGTGATTGATGTTGACAACTCTACATCCAACTCATTCTCAGTTTTGGTCGAGGGTAACTTCCCTGCGGATACAGACTTCAACTTTATCATGGGTGTCGCTAACATGAAACTTCTTGGTGAAGATTATGATGTCTCGGTCTCAACAAAGTTGATCTCTCATTTTCGATCACTTACTTCAGATACGCAATACTTTATTGCACTAGAAAAATCTTCAACATACGGAGCATAAAATGTCAGACGAAATTATGTCACAAGAGCAAGCGTCATACAACGACCTTGCTAATCGAGTAGCACGATCATGTGTCGCGGTAGTAGATACTGTCGTTACACGCGGCGGATTTAAAGGTGAAGAACTCACTACTATCGGTCAACTTCGTGATCAGGCAATTCAGGTTGTCGCTCTCTACGAAGCAATTGCTAAGGCACACGCTGAATCCGATTCGGAGTCAGAATAAAGTTTTGACTCTCTGGATCTTGTCCACATCATATTATTAGTTTCTTTCCAGAGAGTCATTTTTTATTATGAAGTTCTACGATCCCCTAATTGCGAAAGAAACGTCTATTCATGTCGCATTAGGGACGGTCATTAACTACCCGTTAAATATTTTTTACACATGGTTGGCGGTCGTAAAGTGGGGAATAACAGACCCATTAGTTTTGTCTACTATTTTAACGGTAGGAATTTCATTTGTAGCATTCACTCGCATATACATAGTAAGGTCTCTTACAGAAAGACGTAAGGCAAGACGAAAAAACTATATCGATAATTTGCCGCTATAGCTCAGCTGGTAGAGCAACTGACTTGTAATCAGTAGGTCCGGAGTTCGATTCTTCGTGGCGGCACCACTTTCGGAGAAGTTGTGAATATCACTACAAAAATATCAGACAAGTTTGCGAGGTCCATGACCTCGTTCTTTAGGTTCTTTGCAGACACATTCTTTGGCCGCAACTACGGCAAACGTGCTCTTATCCTAGAGACCGTTGCTGGTGTCCCTGGAATGGTCGGTGGAATGCTCACGCACTTGTATAGCCTACGCAGACTGCAGAAGGGTAACGGCACAAAGATCCAAGAACTATTAGACGAAGCGACTAATGAACGCAAACACCTAATGTTCTTCATGGAGATTGTTCACCCTTCCGCTCTAGAGAGAGTGCTGATTATTTTTGTGCAGTTTGTGTTCTGGCACTACTACCTGTTGATGTATATGTTATTCCCCCGAACCGCCCATCGCATGACAGGTTACTTTGAAGAAGAGGCGGTGAATAGTTATACCAGTTACTTGGCGCTAATAGAAGCAGGAGAGATTGAAGACGTCCCTGCTCCACAGATTGCCATTGACTATTACGTAGATCTTGAAGAGGGTGCAATGCTCTCTGACATGATTGTGTGTGTCCGTCGTGATGAGATGCACCACGCTAAAGTAAATCACGGTTACGCGGACGAATATTAATAGTAAATATTAATAACATTTATCTATAAATTCGATCGTAAATTGAATTTTTATTAAATAAATACTGCTATGGATATATTTACACATGAGCAATATTAGTGTATAATATCCGATTGATTACTACTTATATTATGAGGTTTAAATGAGCAATGAATTTTTATGGGTTGAGAAATATCGTCCACGCAAAGTCTCTGAGACGATTCTACAGAAAGAACTAAAGACTACTTTTCAAAACATCGTAGATGGCGAAGAGATTCCCAACATGATGTTCTCTGGCACCGCTGGTACTGGTAAGACCACAGTCGCAAGAGCGATCTGTGAAGAACTAGATCTAGATTATATCGTAATCAACGGATCAGAAGAAGGCAACATTGATACACTACGAGGAAAGATCAAGCAGTTCGCCTCTTCTGTTTCGTTGTCCGGTGGTTATAAAGTAGTTATTCTGGATGAGGCAGATTACCTCAACCCACAGTCCACACAACCTGCGTTGCGTGGATTTATTGAAGAGTTCTCGAACAACTGTCGTTTCATTATGACATGTAATTTCGAGAACCGTA